CACTGGTTCCGATTACACTGGTACGACGACCGACGCCCACGTGGGCTACGCTGGTGAAGCTGGCGCTGTCTCCTATGGCGTCCAAGCAGGTCCTAGCTTCGTCGTTACTGATGGTGGCGAGAGCGACACTGTTCTGTCTGGTAAGGCATATGCAAGTGTTGCTGCAACCGAGTCCCTCTCCCTGTACGGCGAACTCTCCTTCGCTGGCGGCGTTGACGATGCGGACACTGGTTACGGCACTAAGGTGGGCGCAACCTGGTCCTTCTGATCGGTCAAATAGCGATACTATATACTGGGCAGGATTATCCTGCCCTTTTTTAATGCTTCTCCTGTTATGAAACCAAACACCACTGTCATTTACACCAGACGCAACTGTCCCTTCTGCACCAAGATCAAAAAGGTGTATGATGCTAAGGGATGGACCTACGCTGAACTTGTTCTCGATGAGAACTACACTCGCGATCAGTTCTGGACCGAGTTTGGACGCTCTGCCACCTTCCCTCAACTCATTGTTGATGGTAAGAAAACTGGTGGTTGCAACGAGACTATTAGTGAATTCCGTTCTAAGGGATGGGTCTAATTCACTAAATAATATTAAGTATCGTAGGAGGTCTTTCTTTTTTGCAAACCATTCACCTTACAGGAGAGACCAAATGCTACAAGCGGTTTACACATTTGCCATCTTCGGTGCATTCATTTTAGGTGGGGTCATTTCCTGGATCGCTAAAGAATATGTTGATGCTTATATCGACAACGCTCATTACGCGAAGTCCATAACCCACCCAGAGATGTTGAACGAAGATGGAACAGTGAACCAAGAAGAGTTGATCTACTTGCGTTTCACTGATGATGATGCTACACTCGATGACGAAGACGACGACTGATTATGATCCTTGTGGATATGAATCAGGTGATGATTGCAAACCTTATGGTTTCGCTTTCTCAATCTGATGAATTGCAAGAAGGACTGGTCCGCCATATGGTACTCAATGCTTTACGAAAGTATCGCAAAGAGTTCCATAAAGAATATGGCGAACTGGTCCTTTGTTATGACTCGAAAAACTATTGGCGACGAGAAGTCTTCCCTCATTACAAGGGCACACGTAAGCGTGACCGAGAGAAGTCTAAGCATAACTGGAACAACATCTTCGATCTACTGAACAAACTAAAAGATGAATTCAGAATTTCATTACCATACAAGGTTGTTGAGGTCGATGGTGCTGAAGCAGATGACATTATTGCAATCCTGGTTAAAGAGCAGGGACTCAAGAACATCAGACTCCAGAACAATATGCAACCCGCCCAGAAAGTTCTGATTCTTTCTGGAGATAAAGACTTCATTCAACTGCAACGATTCAAATTCGTTACGCAGTACAACCCAGCACTCAAGAAGTATGTCAATGGGGTAGACCCATTCCTATACATCTCTGAGCACGTTCTCAAGGGTGATCGGAGCGATGGTATCCCAAACTTCCTATCGGATGACAAGTGCCTGCTAGAGGGGCGCAGACAGCGACCACTGGCAAAGAAGAAGATCGAGCATTGGATCACACAAGATCCTGACGACTTCTGTCCTGATGACACTATCAAACAAAACTACCTGAGGAATCAACGACTGATTGATTTCCAGTTCATCCCTACGGAGGTTGAGGAATCTATTATAGATACCTATGAGAACTTTGATCCTCCCGCACGTAAATATGTGTGGAAGTATCTTGTCGAAAACGAACTCAATGATTTGCTCCAAAATCTAGGAGACTTTTAACTATGGCTATGAAATTGCTTATTTCTGAAGTCCTTCAGAAGGTACACAGTGCCAAGACGAAAGCAGAAAAGATCCGTCTACTGAAGGAGAACAACTCACAGGTGCTCAGGTCTCTGTTCATCTGGAACTTTGATGACAGTGTACAATCCATCCTGCCTGAAGGTGATGTTCCTTACACACCTAACGATGCACCCGTTGGCACTGAGCACACACGTCTTGAAGTAGAAGGACGTAAACTGTATTACTTCATCAAGGGTGGTGCAGATAATGTGCCACGTATGCAGCGTGAGAATATGTTTATTCAAATGCTGGAAGGTCTGTACAAGGATGAAGCGAAGGTGCTTTGTCTAGTCAAGGACAAACAACTCCACAAAAAGTATCGCATCACCAAAGCGGTGGTCACTGAGGCATTTCCGTCGATCAACTGGGGTGGTCGAAGCGCGGATGGCAAATGACTTTATGCAGACTAAGATCAGGATTCTAGAAACGAATTGTGATCCTAGTCGTGCAAGCGATCGAACCCTGCCCTACACTTCATACTTGGTTGAGTATCTAGACGATACTGCTAAGAGATGTTATGATCTTATTATCTGTAATAAGCAAGTTGACATCTTTGATCACTATTGGGACAGATACAGACACAATTTTGTTGGATGGGTCCAGACGGATGGAAGAGTCAACCCTAAATTATGGAACCCCCCTGGAAGCAGCAAAAAGAAATGACCATTTACAATAATCTTCCTGGACGAAAGGTTCAGGAAGAGGAACCAAAGGTTGAATTAAAGTCTGAAGATCTTGTAACTGCGGAAGCAGTTGGTAAGTTCATCGGAATTTATCTAATGGGTCCGCTAGTTGTTATGCTATGCTGGAACTATGTTGTACCATATTTGTTTGCCCTAAAAGGCATCAACTATCTACACGCACTTTGTATTATTATCATCGCGAGATTCCTACAGAATGACAAATAACCTGTACGGTGAACCTCAAGAGCATCGCTCTAAGGTTTGTCTCATCTCAGTCACACCTGATGCTGAAAAGCATATGGGTTATGTGGCACGTGTAAGCAACCCAAAGAATCAGAACAACCCCTCGGTTGAGAAACTGCTTCGCTATTGCATCAAGCACGGACACTGGTCTGTGTTCGAGCAAGCGTTTATGACACTGGAGATCAACACTACCAGGGGTCTGGCAGCTCAAATTTTGAGGCACCGTAGCTTCACATACCAAGAGTTTTCCCAGCGGTATGCTGATACGAATCTTCTCTCTCAAAAGATTGAAGTTCCTGACCTGCGTCTCCAAGACTCTAAGAACAGGCAGAACAGTATCGATGCTGTAGAAGCAGATAGGAAAGCATTCCTTCAAGGTCGCATCCATCAATACTTTGTTGAAGGTATGGACCTGTACAATGAACTCCTTCGAGAGGGCATCGCAAAGGAGTGTGCTCGTTTTGTGCTTCCCCTGGCAACGCCCACCAGAATCTATATGACAGGCTCTGTGCGATCGTGGGTCCATTATATTGCCCTGAGGTCTGCTAACGGTACACAGAAGGAACATATGGAGATTGCTGAACTGTGTAAGCAACACTTCATCTGTCAGTTCCCCATCACCGCAGCAGCAATGGACTGGTGTGATGAGGAGTGTCCTTGTAATGCAAAGGAAGATTGTCTTGACTGGAGTGATCTTGCTCCTTCATTGAGGATCGACTGATGTCAACTGAGGTCATCCCTCTGTTCTCATCTCCACTGTATGTCTCAGTGGATGGTGAGATGCCTGAGGTTGGTAAAGAACTTCAGGAGATTGAGTGTGTCGAGAGTGGGACTGGTGGATTCTTGTCACAAGAATCTAATGTACTGGATGTTCTTCCACAAGAACTATCTGATTGGGCATACAGACACGTAAGAGAGTACGTGAATGGTGTGATGGGTGTTAGTTCAGATCACAACCTACAGATTCCAAACTCTTGGATCAGTGTCCTACACAAAGGACAGAGTGCTGGATCACACGACCACACCAACAGTATGTACTCAGCGGTGATGTTCCTGTCAGCACCAGAAGGATCTGCAGAACTTGTGTTCGATGCCAACAGGTACAAGATGCTTGAACCTACGATTGCAAATTACAATTTGTATAACTCAAGTGTCTATAGAATTTCGCCCAAGACTGGGATGATATGTTTATTCCCCTCCGATATGGTTCACTATGTGACTGAACATCAGTTGGATGAACCTCGCGTTAGTCTTTCCTTTAATATATTTGTGAGAGGAAAGTTCGGAGTACAAACTAAATTGCTTACACTATGACAGAGATTCAGGCACTACCACTATTCTCTACACCTGTATACGTTACCGATCCCGATAGGGATATGCCTGACATCTTACCTCAGGTAAAGTCTCTAGAGTATGTTCGTTATTCATACTCTGATCTGGCACACAGGACGATGGATCAACAGGTGCTTGAGAGTTTCCCAGAGATGGCAAAGTGGTTGGAAAGACACATCAATGAATACACTCACGGTATGCTCGGGATTAGTTCCGAGCATCATCGTATGAAGGTAACCACATCTTGGGTCAATAAATATAATGTCGGAGGAAGTTCCTATCCTCACTTCCACGACAACAGTATGTACTCTGGAAATGTATTCTTGTCTGGCAACAGTGGTCCTCTCGTGTTTGAAAGACACAAACACTCGATGATGAAACCAACTATTGCTATTCAGAACATATATAATTCCACCCAATACAAAATTGCACCACGCGATTCTGTTCTTGTACTATTTCCATCAAACGTGGTACACTTTACAGAACCTACCAACGTAGAAAGATATACATTGTCTTTCAATATGCGAGTGGAAGGTACTCCCGTCTGGATAGAAGACCAATTTACTGAAGAACAAAATGCCGACCTACGAATGGATTAACAAAGAGACAGGAGAGGTCACGTCAAATTATATGGCGATCTCTGCTCTTGATAAATACAAAGAAGAGCATCCTGAACTTGAAAGATATTTCGGGAACCAGAACATCAACACTGTCTACGGCAAACCGAAGCAAGCAGATGGATTCAAGCAAGTAATGCAGAAGATCCAATCTGCTCACCCTGCCGCAAATTTGAGTCGTTTCACCTAAATTATGCCACCGAGAAAGCGTAAGACCCCAGTATCGTCTAGTATGTCTGCTAAACAGATGCGTCGTAAGAAACCGATCAACCTTGATCATCTCAAGACTATCGAACCACTCACTCCAAACCAGGAGAGAGTGTTCACATCGTATGCTGAAGGCAAGAACTTAATCCTTCACGGTGCTGCTGGTACTGGTAAAACCTTTATCAGTTTGTACCTTGCAATGAAGGATGTGATGGAACCATCTTCTCCATACGAGAAGGTATATATGGTGAGATCTCTTGTTCCAACACGTGAGATTGGTTTCCTTCCTGGAGATCACGAGGACAAGTCAAACTTGTACCAGATTCCATACAAGAATATGGTGAAGTATATGTTTGAGATGCCTGATGATGCAGCATTTGAAATGTTGTATGACAATCTACGTTCTCAAGAGACAGTATCTTTCTGGTCCACCTCATTCATTCGTGGTGTGACTATGGATAACTGTGTCATTATCGTAGATGAATTCAGCAACTTGAATTTCCACGAACTTGATAGTATAATTACTAGGGTAGGTGAAAACTGTAAGATCATCTTTAGTGGTGACTACTCACAGTCCGACCTTGTGAAATCCAACGAGAAGAATGGTGTCCTGGACTTTATGAGAATCATTCAGACAATGCAGTCTTTTGATGTTGTAGAGTTTGGTATTGAAGACATCGTTCGCTCTGGTCTGGTCAGAGAATATCTGATTAGCAAAATTAACCTTGGTATGTAATTATGTTCAAAACAGTGGGACCTCCCGTTCCACTAACTGAAATGAATGCCGTCACTAAAGGTGACGGTCTTCGTTTATATGAAGTTGGTGATGGTAAATGGTATCCTTCCGTGACGACTGTCACCAGTCATCGTAAAAAGGATTCTATTATCAAGTGGCGTAAGCGTGTCGGTGAAGCAGAAGCTAACAAAATTAGCGGGAGAGCATCAGCACGTGGCAATAAGTTTCACAGTATGGTAGAATCATACTTGAAGAACGAAACGGTTTCATTCGATGATAAGAGCCCTCTTGCCTCTTTCCTATTCAAAACTGCTAAGGAAACTCTTCATCGTATCAACAACATTCATCTTCTTGAGAGTCCTCTTTACAGTGATAGTCTTCGCATTGCTGGTCGTGTTGACTGCATAGCAGAGTACGATGGTGAACTTGCTGTCATTGACTTCAAGACATCCACGAAAGAGAAGAAAGAATCCTGGATTGAAAACTATTTCGTTCAGGAAACTGCATACGCTGCGATGTACTACGAACGTAGTGGCGTAAAGGTTGACAAGATCGTCACCATCATTGCAACTGAAGAAGGTGGTATGCAGATCTTTGAAAAATATGATCTCGATTACTACTACGTTCTTCTTGAGGAGTACATCCAAGAGTTTATGCAATCCATTAAATGAAAGAATTCAAAGACAAATTTATGACACAAGCAAAGTTTTCAACGATGGTTGAAGACGTGGTGAAGAATAGTAATGGTCTTGTGAATTACATT